TCGTATGCCTTACCCCATTCTTTTTTAAGAGTAAGTTCTGCTTCTCCTCTTTTTATTTCTAATTGTTCTTCACTAGGAGGAGCATTGGCAGCAGCTATCTCTGCTTCTTTGGTAAGGTATTCCTGAAAAATAGTATTGGCTTGTCTATCATTAAGACCGGCCTTATGTGCCAATCCTCGATACCAACCCTCAATATCCTTATCAACTTGTGTTCCTTCTTTTAATTCTAGTTTATAGCCTTCAGCATTTTCTGGCTTACCTAGTTTTGTATACACAGTATTCCAGTCATCATCGTTTGCCCACTTTCCCGGAACAGGAACCTTATCTGCTCCTATCATACTTTGTGCATGGATCGCAGTCTTTGCTAAAGACTCAATACTGTTTGCATTGTGTATTAATTGATTATCTCTTATATCTTCTGGTAAACTTGCTTTCCAATCTTCAGACGGAGCCTGCCCAGTTTCCACCGGAGCTTCCGCTACCTGTTGTTCTTCAGCCATGTTTTACTCTCCTTTCGCTTTTTCCTGTAATGGTTTAAAATCTTCTAGTTGTCTAAAAATATAGAACAAGACACCTCTAGCTCCTTGATTGTATGCTGTGGTATCTGGTTCCCCTCTTACAAAAGTTTCTCTATCATAGAAACGCTCTCGTAAATCCTGTAGTATTTTTTGCCCCTCATCAGAGTTAAATACTAATTTATAATCCTCGTGCATTACTGTAACGCCTTCAATGCAGGTGCGGCTTTACCAGCGGCTTCTGCTGTTTGTAGAGCTTCTTGTTGCTCTGCCATTTGTTGTTGCATCTGTTGTCTTACTTCTCTTTCCTGAGCTACTTGTTGATCGCTTTTAATCGTTGATGCAGGTACACCTAATATTCTAATAATATACTTTGCCAATCCATCCATATCCACATAATCAAATACAGCAGGATTAACTTGTGATAGTGGAGCAAGCATTTCAAATAATCGCATTGCAGATTGTACATCCCCAAACCTTTGAGCCTTTGCTAATGGTGAAATATATTCTATCTCTACATCATTGTTCGCTAAGAACTCAGGAGGAGGTGCAAACTTCTTTTCACGCACTAAGACATTATAACAACGCTCAATCATAGGTTGCAGCATCTCAGCTTGTAGTCTACCTAAGACCGGGCCAAGTAATCGCATCTTCTCTTCTGTTCTCTGTATCACTTCGGTAGCTGTCATCTGTGGGCCTTGCGATAAAATTAACTGATCAACATAAAATGCAGATCGGATCGCATTCCTTCTTTGCTCTTCCATATTTAAGCCTAGAGAATTGTTTGCTCCTATATTTAAAGGCTCAATCCTATCTCTAGTGCCAGAACGATAGTAATTCAATCCACCCGGCACAGTTCTTATTGGCATCATAAACCCATCATCAGGGAGCATCAGAGGAGGATCTACTTGCTTTTGTGCAGAGCGGATTGTTACCTCAGCCATCTTGTTAAGCATTTTTGTGTCTGCTAATGCAGTCATAGCCGGAGATCTGCCATAACCACGCTCAAAAGAAGCTTTGAGGAATCTTGGACACACATAAGGCAGTTCATCATACCCGCCTTCAGAAATAGTTATCTTGTCATGTGGATCTATATACACACTAGCAAATGGTTTATTTAATGTATCTAACTGTGTTATGTCATACGCTTCTCTTGGAAACACAGCGTGCAATAATTCTACTTCTTTGTATGGCTCCATTCTTGCCATATTCTGTAATCTTGGAGATAGGTTGTCATTACCAAACATCGTTCTCATCGCAATGCAGGTCATCTTAAATTTTCTATATACTGTATCTACTCTACCTTCTGCATCTTCGGCTAGGTAACATTCGGCTATATGCCTTGTGCTAAAACGCAAATCATTCTGCTCATCTTTTTCTATACTCATTACTCCTGTGCCAAACACCACTAAGTCTGAATATAATTCGTGTACTGCTTCTGCAAAGTTAGAGCGATTGATCGCTGCATACATAACATCAGTTACTCCTTCTAACCACTCTTTAGCTTCGTCATCTCCATCTAATTCTCTATCCTTAAACTTCAAACTAAACCAAGGTGTAGATGGATTGGTCAACATCCCATGTAGACTTGCTGCAAGCATTTCTGCTGCATGAATAGCTGTACCATCAAAGACTAACTCTGTACGCTTATCTCCAGAGGTACGCTTCTTGGTTATATCTGCTTTTCTCGGACTTATAAAGTCTGCAAGATTCTGCCAATGACTTTCCCAGTTGCTTCTTTGATCAACCAAAGTTTTGAACTGGTGCATGATTGCAACTGCTTTTTTATCTTCAGCCATCTATCCTCCTAACAAGGTTTTTACAGAAGTGCTATCTCCGCTTGCTGTTAACCCTTGGGTTCCTGTTAATATCGTAGTACGCTCTCCTGACACCCTTCTTCTCTTCCTATATTTAGGACTATCATCTTCTGCTCGTATAGCCGGTGCTGGTTGCACCGCAGGTTTAGGGGGTTGTTGAACTGCTTGTCTTACAGGGCTGCTTGGTCTAAAAACTGACGTAAATCCACCCATATTAATATCCTCCTAATAATGTAGGAGTTATACTTGTGTCTGTTTCTGCTGTCAAGCCTGATGGCCCAGTTAGCATTGTGGCACGCACACCTCTTCTTCTTTTTAATCTATCCTCTTCCTTATCTATTTCTGCACGCTCTACCGGTTTAATTGCTGGTGGAGGGGGTGCTGGAGGAGGTGGTGGGGGTGTAGGTATCTTTGGTGATAAAAAACTCATCCTGCTTCTCCTGTGTGTGTAAATGGGTTATAACTATTTGATGCCATCCTTTGCATGGGTTGGCTCCAATTATTCTTTTCTTTTAATCCTACAGCCATATATCTAAACGCATCTGCTGCATGGCTGCTAAAATCGTGAACAGGGCTGTTACGAAAGCTTCTTGTTCTCTCGTTATAGGCTCTATGATAATGCCTTAGTGCATCCAGCCCTATCTTACATCGCTCACTATCAAACCAACATCTAGGTATTAACATCTGAGCTGCGTGTATTCCATCCTCTAATGGTAGCTTTGGTGCTACTCGAAAGTTTAGACCTAGATCATACGCAATCTCTCTTCTGCTCTTTCCTGATCCCAACTCTCGTACTTCTATATCGTGTGGTGCTACATGGTCTCCATATAAATACTTCTTTCTTTGAAGTGCATCTACATAATGGGGTAGCCCCTCATTCCTATTTTCATAATAATCAATTACATTAATAGCACGCCCATCATTCTGAGCAAACCATATAGCTGTGCTATCGCCAATACCTAGATCCCAATATGTATCTACTTTTAGGGAAGGGTCATAAGGTACTTTAGTAATACGCCCCTCTTCCATCGCTTCTTCTAGGTACTTGCCATATATTGAGCCGGGTACATTGGCTACCCAGCTACATTCAAATTCCTGATTGTACTGATCCTCTGTCATCATAGAACGAGCTGCATCCAACTCTTCTTGATCTACGATCTTTGTTTGTGATGCCTTATACGTTATATGATACCAGTCTTTACTATTGCCTGCCTGTTCATACAGATCAAAGAACGCATTGTGTCCTCTTGGTGTTCCTATAAAATAACAAAAGCCTTTACGATCTGATAATGCAGGTCGTATGATCTCTGGAAACACACTCTCTGGCATATCCGCCACCTCATCTAGTATACATCCATCTAGATATATTCCACGAAGGCTATCAGGATTTTCTGCTCCGAGTAGGTTAATCCTAGCTCCGTTGGGTAAGTCTACCCGTAGTTCTGTCTCATGAAAGCGTGCATCTGGTATCTTGGCACTAAACTGCTTGAGATAATCCCAAGCAACTGCTTTCGCTTGTCTATATGTTGGTGCAAGGTATGAGAACCTTGGAGAAGGTTGTGTACAGAGTATTGCTTCTCTTAGTAGATGGTTCATAGCCATAACTGTTTTGCCAAACCTTCTATGGCACACGATTACGCCCCATCTGTATTTCGTTAGCCTTTGGTGAAGCTTGGCTTGTAGTGGTCTTGGTGTATAGGGTATTTCGATGTGTGTGGGCAAGACACTCTCCTCTCTCTCTATTATACGCTATAGCAGGGGGCCGGGCGTTCTTGGGG